TACCGTCTTATGGAGCAAAACCCGCAGTCACAGCTCAAGCTTCTTGTCACCCGTGGTAAGGAGCAAGGCTATCTGACCTATGCTGAGGTCAATGACCATCTGCCGGAAGATATCGTCGACTCCGATCAGATCGAAGACATCATCCAGATGATTAACGACATGGGCATCCAGGTGGTTGAAGAAGCCCCGGACGCCGACGATCTGATGCTGAATGAAAACAGCTCCGATACTGACGAAGATGCCGCGGAAGCTGCCGCTCAGGTATTATCCAGCGTTGAATCTGAAATTGGCCGCACCACTGACCCGGTTCGCATGTACATGCGTGAAATGGGTACCGTTGAACTGCTGACCCGCGAAGGCGAAATCGACATCGCGAAGCGTATCGAAGACGGTATTAACCAGGTTCAGTGTTCCGTTGCTGAATACCCGGAAGCCATTACCTACCTGCTGGATCAGTACGATCGCGTTGAAGCAGGCGAGTCGCGCCTGTCAGATTTAATCACTGGCTTTGTTGATCCTAACGCTGAAGAAGACCTGGCACCGACCGCCACTCATGTGGGTTCTGAGCTGTCTGAAGCCGATCGTAATGACGACGAAGATGACGACGAAGAGAGCGATGACGACAGCTCTGACGACGATAACTCTATCGATCCAGAACTGGCGCGCGAGAAGTTCTCTGACCTGCGCACGCAGTACGAAACCACGCGTGACGTGATCAAAAGCAAAGGACGCAGCCATGCTGCCTCGGTTGCCGAGATCCAGAACCTGTCTGACGTCTTTAAGCAGTTCCGCCTGGTACCGAAGCAGTTCGACTACCTCGTGAACAACATGCGTGAAATGATGGAGCGTGTCCGTACTCAGGAACGTTTGATCATGAAGCTGTGTATTGAAGTGTGCAAAATGCCGAAGAAAAACTTCATTACGCTGTTCACCGGTAACGAGACTAACGAGAGCTGGTTCAAAGCCGCACTGGCCATGAACAAGCCGTGGTCTGAAAAACTGCTGGACGTGCAGGATGACGTGATGCGTTCTCTGCAGAAACTGGCCCAGATTGAAGAAGAAACCGGCCTGACCATCGAGCAGGTGAAAGACATCAACCGTCGTATGTCGATCGGTGAAGCGAAAGCCCGCCGCGCGAAGAAAGAGATGGTTGAAGCTAACCTGCGTCTGGTCATTTCCATCGCGAAGAAATACACCAACCGTGGTCTGCAGTTCCTGGATCTGATTCAGGAAGGTAACATCGGCCTGATGAAAGCGGTTGATAAGTTCGAATACCGTCGCGGCTATAAGTTCTCAACTTATGCCACATGGTGGATTCGTCAGGCGATTACCCGTTCTATCGCTGACCAAGCGCGTACCATCCGTATTCCGGTGCATATGATTGAGACCATCAACAAACTCAACCGTATCTCGCGCCAGATGCTGCAGGAGATGGGACGCGAGCCGACGCCAGAAGAACTGGCTGAGCGCATGTTGATGCCTGAAGATAAGATCCGTAAGGTGCTGAAGATTGCCAAAGAGCCTATCTCTATGGAGACGCCGATTGGTGATGATGAAGATTCACATCTGGGTGATTTTATCGAAGACACCACGCTGGAGCTGCCGCTGGACTCTGCCACCTCTGAGAGCCTGCGTTCTGCCACCCACGACGTGCTGGCTGGCCTGACCGCCCGTGAAGCCAAAGTGCTGCGCATGCGTTTCGGCATCGATATGAACACCGACCACACGTTAGAAGAAGTGGGCAAACAGTTTGACGTTACTCGTGAGCGTATCCGTCAGATTGAAGCGAAAGCCCTGCGTAAACTGCGCCATCCGAGCCGCTCGGAAGTGCTGCGTAGCTTCCTCGACGACTAAGTCAGTTAAAACCCCGGTTCACCGGGGTTTTTTTATATCTGCCGCCCTGCCCCACTTTTCACGCCTGACCTTTAACCTTGTGCCTGTAGCGCATCGTACATCTGACGATACATCGCCACCATCTCTTCCAGTGATGCCCGATTCAGTCCGCTGGGATTCGGCAGCACCCATACCTGGGTTTTCCCCATATATATGGGCTGCTCTCCCCACTCCACCTTGCTCTGCCGAAACGCGCGCTTAAAGGCATCCTTACCCAGGATAGCCAGCGCGGCAGGCTGATAACGTAGCACCTTGTCCATCAGCCGCTGACCGCCATCCCGTAGCTCATCACCACCCAGTTCATTCGCCTGAATGGTCGGACGCTCGACCAGCATCGTAATACCGCAGCCGGTTTCCAGTAAACGCTGCTCCTCTTCCGGCTTCAGCTGTTGCTCGGTAAAACCTGCCAGATGAATCACCTTCCAGAAGCGGTTACCCGGATGCGCAAAATGATAGCCGGTGTGCGCCGTCGACTGACCGGGATTGATGCCGCAAAACAGCACGTTCAGGTCCGGTGCGATGATATCGGTGATGTTGTGTTCGCTCATGGGGCTCCTGGCTTTGCGCTGCGTCTTACAGCCGCTCACGCATCCTTATTCATCATAATCTTGCCACTGATTAAAGCGCATTTGCCGGTTAACGTCCTGGCCTGAGTGGGCTTTTTTTATTGTTAAGCGGGGAAAGACATTTAAGGATAACAGCGTCAGTTGCACCGCCGCCCATCAGCCAGAGATTTTCGTCTGTTTTATCATAGTTATCAGCAAGTAAAACATTGCTGCTTATTTCAGCAACCAGCCGAACAACGCTGGATTGCCCCGGACAGATACTTTATAATCCCCGCTCCATTGGCCCCTTAGCTCAGTGGTTAGAGCAGGCGACTCATAATCGCTTGGTCGCTGGTTCAAACCCAGCAGGGGCCACCAAATTTAATGATGAAAATCATGCAGTTAATCCACCTCACAAGGGTGGGTTTTTTGTTTTCAGAATTCGTCATTGGTCGTAAAATACCAGATATAGATCTTCTCAAACGGCCGAGAAGGCAAAATGATTCGCCGCCAGTTTGCGATGAAGGGCGGAGCACAATCCTATGAGAAATTCATAAAAGAACAGGCTCAAGATAAGCCCTGGTTGGGAGATAAAGCAGATAAGCGGCGAACCATAATGGCTTTTGCCTGCGAGGTAATGGGAAACCAACTTGCAACTAAGTTTAACGCGAAAATTTTTGCTTCTTATCGCGAGTAGCGGTTAAGTGGCAAAATTACCTGCTCCAACCGAGTGGAGACGGTAACGCCTCGTACGGTCAATTTAGAGCTGGTGTATTTCAGGGCAATGTTTAACGAGTTACGCCGATTGGATGAATGGACCGCACCCAACCCGTTAGAGGACGTGCGCGAGTTTAAAATCAGTGAATCGGAAATGGCGTATCTCACCATTGAGGAAATCAGAACCCTTCTCCAAGAATGCGAGAACAGCCGCTCCAAAGATCTGACAACTATTGTAAAAATCTGCCTGGCAACTGGTGCACGATGGAGTGAGGCCGAAGGCTTAAAGGGAAACCAAATCCGCGCCGGTCAGATCATCTACGTTAAAACTAAAGGCAAGAAAAACCGAGCGGTGCCGATAACTGAAAAATTACAGGCTGAACTGCCATCGACAAGAAAAGCACAGTTGCTCTTTAAACCATGCTACTCAGCCTTTAGAAAGGCCATGCAACGCGCTGGCATAGAGACACCTGCAGGGCAATTGACGCATGTTTTAAGGCATACCTTTGCGTCTCATTTCATGATGAACGGAGGCAATATCCTAGTGCTTCAGCGAATATTGGGGCATACAGATATTAAGGTTACGATGCGTTATGCACACTTTGCGCCAGACCATCTTTCAGAAGCAATGATTCTTAATCCATTAAGAAAAATATGATAAAGAAGCCAGTGAGACCATCATGTTTAACTTTGACACTCAATGAAATTTAGTGGCTTTTCGAGGGTGAAGAATTCAATCTTATTTTTACATTAATGGATTACCAATAATATATAGGATATATCATGAGCATAACTGTTTATAACGTTAAACAAGGCGATTCGTTCTTAATCAATAACGAAAGATGTTTGAGTGATGTTTTACCATTACTGATAGACACAGGATACAAGTCACAAAAAATTCATATGAGACTACCTTCTTCACTGGGTGATCTCGCTGTTCTGATAACGCATTCCCATAAAGATCATATGGGCGGTTTAATGGATTTAATCGCAAGCTCTAGTGTAAAAGTTCATGAGTTGTTTATCCCTTGGTATTTACCTGAAATTCTTGAAATAAACAGAATACTTAAAAAGGATTACGCAGCTTATAAAAAACTATCGATTCCGAAACTAAAAAGTATAAAAGTTTCTTTTTTAGGTGAGGGCGATTATGTTTTCCCAACCGGTTGTGATAACTTCAAAGTTCTAAACCCGCCTAAAAACACAAAGTCAGTATTTGATTGGTTTGACGAAAGAAATCCGAATAATGACGATTATAGCCTTGAAGGTGTTGTGAGAAAATTGAATGAACTTGGATTTGAAATTGAGATAGAAGAAATTGTTAATTATGTTCCGGATTTTACCCCTGAAGAATCCTCAGAATTATATCAAGAACAAGCAAAACAGTTCGTTATAAAATTCTTCACTTCTATGCATTCATTCCTTAACAGCGCAACCAGAAATAATATAACAAGCCTTGTAAGAAATCATCTAAAGTTATTATCCAACCACACCAGCATAGTATTTAAATATAAGTGCTACATAGATGAAATATCTTGGCTCTTCACTGGTGATGCGGATATAAGTGCATTCAACCGAATGATGAATGGTCAATACAGCAATTATTTAAGAGCGGATGTATTGAAAGTGCCGCATCACGGTTCAGCGCATAATATGGACTTATCAATAGTGAGTCACATTCAACCAACCTATGCTGTCATAAGCCATAATAATTTTAAATCTAATCACATTGATCCGCATCCAACTACGGTAGTACTTAACACTTTAAACCAACATGGCGTTGATATCTTCTATACTAACGACGTAAAAAAACCTAAATTTTCCCCTCCGTTTTCTACCATAAAAAGCAATTACCACACAAACTTTCAGGGGCTTTTCAAATTTCTATAAATTCGCTAAAGATGTCAAATCTTGTGTTAACAGTTATACATTTTCAATTACAAGACTAAAAAATTTTCTTCGAGATTTCGTCGCTTAAGTTATTTGAAAAATGGCAGCAAAGTGGCAGCAGAGCTCAACGCTATGTGCCACTTCTCAGCACTATACGGCCTAAAGAAAACATCAATATCAGTAAGTTACTGATTTCACTCGCTTCAAAATGGGACTCATAATCACTTGCTCACTGACTTAAGTCTAACGAAAATGAAGCTTGTAAGCTTAGCCAAAATTTCAAAATGACTTGCTGGGGTAACATTCAATTTTTTTCGATTACATCGATAAACAGGTTGCAGCAAAATACGATATTACTGTGAGGAATTTAAAATGATAGATATAAACCCTGTATTTAGAATTAAACCCACTTACTATATCTTACATAAAGATAAGCAACGATACTGACCCAGGCAAAGAAAAACCCCATAGGATAAAATGGAACAAATCACACAATAAAATAAGCGCCAACAGCACTGGCTATAATCGGTACAAGATAGAAAAATGATTGCATTAACCATACAGTAAAAAGCTTCATTTACTCACAACTCCATCAAAGCCTCTACTATTTAATCAAACTCGTAATGGCCACATTAAAAACTTCACAATATCGAAATTTGGTTTTTTTTCATTTACCACACATATAATTAACTCAACATTTCACCCACAAATTTATCCCTTCGGCTCAATTCCCCTTGCCTTTAATGCCTCCCTCGCCAGATTCTTTAACCAGCTTGCCAGACTAATTCCTTCTTCAGTTGCAACCGCATCGAGCTGTTTTTTCAAGGCGGGATCAATGCGCATTTTAAATTGTGGGGACTTGCCTCCACCTTTTGGTTTTTTTTCACGCATTATTATTGACATGTGGCTACCTACTCCTTCAATTTAGCCTTATAAAAGACCACACTAACACGAGGTCTTTTAAGAGAGCAACGCTCCGGCAGTGATGCAACACATACCGGAGCGTTTAACCACAACGTTCAGTGTTAAGGAACAACGCTATGGCTAATACCGATAGTAACACAACCGCCCATCATCAAATCGTGGACATTCAGCCAGTTATCGGATCTGCGATCTCAAACCTCTTGAAAACGCCGCTCGGCACCACGCACGATCTCTTTCAGGTGCTGGATACGTGCGTGCGCTATGTCGATGCCCTGGTGGAATGTAACGAGCTCGCAGCTCGCATGGCGCTATGCGGTCGCCTGCTTGCTGCACTGGAAGTCCTGAGGGTTCTGTTGGACCAGCCACTGCCAGAACACCTGATTGAGCGCCCCACAGTGGAGAAAGGTGATGACAAAGCCTGTCGCACCAAGGATTTGATAGACTCGGAAGAGATGCGGCAATATTGCAGCGCGTTAACGTTAGTATTGCTGAATCAGCAGGCCCCGGCAGACTTGCAAAAACATATCACCGGCTTGTTATTCCAGATGGTTAACATCATGGCTGATGACTTAACCGCGCCGCGCTTTGTGCGAACAGAGTCGGGGCTAGTGATGATTGAGAGCAAATTTACACATATCGTTCACTGATTTTGGACCCTTCCCTTCTTCCGCAGGGAAGAAGGGAATTCGCATGCAAAATTTAAAATCTCACTGTTGACTCACTCTCAGTGCCAAAATGCTTTATAGCCCTGAGTTTTCTTCTGCCGAAAATACCGCCACAATTCATCTCCATTCACTGGACATATATTTTGTCGTGCTGACACTCCTGAAATCTTTTCATTCCCGTACAGTTATTGTCATTGTCCCCAAGGGCCCGCGCCCTACCCGCCGTACAGTTATTAACAGAACTCCCAGAGGCCGCTGTCGCGCCCTTAAACATCTACGGCGCGCGGGCCTTCAGCCTCATCTCTCAGCGATCCTATCCAGGCCGCAGCCATAAAAAAACCCGCTTTCGCGGGTTGGGCTTACAGCAGCTGCGGTGAGGGGTTATTGCTGCCTTTTGCCATCATCGGCACCGTATTGATCTGCGCCGGTTCGACGATAATCCCGGACACGCTCTCCAGGGTTTTAAAGGTACAACTGCAGTTAATGTTCTGGCACTGGTGATAACGTTCTTTCGTCTCTTTCGAAACGTAGCGACTGCTTTTCGTATGGGCGGCGGTCTGACATTTTGGGCAATGCATCATGGTGGTTCTCCTCTCTGGCATACAACAACATTAGCCAAAGACTAAACAAAAAGCAACTTAAATTAGACTTAATCTAACCAGCCTGTTTTTCCACTAAGACGTAATCCACGTTTTCAACCATCAGCTCCAGGTTCAACAAGGTGGTAAATCCACTTTTATCGATGGTATGCACGATATTGGTAATCAGCCATTTTTGATTATCGATGACCGATTTAAAGCCCTGGGCTTTGACCGGCGTTTCAGGAATCAGCTTTGCAGCGCCCAGTGCCAGTAGGATCTTCAACGTAGCCCGGTTACGTTGCAGATCCTGCCACTTCGCTTTAGCCGCCTCCTCTGCTTCCTCCTGGCTACTGAAGTGCGTATTCAGTACATACAGCTTCTTATTGCTGCCAAAAACATAGGTTTTTCCCGGGTCTTGTTGCCCGATTGTGGGGATATTTTTGGCCGCCGGATGGACAGGGTTCACCGCCGGTGTTGCTGGCGGTATCGTGTTGACGGTTATCCCTTTCTGCTGCGCCTTTTTCTGATCGTACCATTTTGCTTCAACGCCACTGTAATCGTCGCGCTTAAACAATTTGTACTCATACTTATCGCCATCCTGTCGGTTCAGATTCAGAAGTGGAATCGGCTGTCCGCTCACGGTCACGCCCTTCCCGGGGGCAAAGAACAGCAGCGTCTTATCTTTTATTGCCGCCACCGCGCCAACCAGCATTGCCAGCCGGGTAATGAACGTGCCGTCCGTTTCCTGTGTCTGATCGATATGCTTAATCTTTTTTCTGGCTATCTCCGGCCGCACGTCGGAGGTAAGTCCGTTACGTTTCGCGATTTTGTCCACAACCTCGCCAACCGTCATGTCTGGATACGAATCAGTGATTTTAACATCGAGCGAACCGCTAAAATCGGCGCTTCGGGCGACAACCGTTATCGTGTCCGGCGCGCCCTGGTAGGTGACCTGATCAATGATGTAGGAGCCTTTATCTGCAAGCGGCTGCCCCTTCCAGCCTATCTCTAAGACTATTTTCGCGCCAAAGGGCGGCATGACCAACTGGCCGTCACTGTCGTCGAGCACCAGGTCCAGCTGATCGACCTCCAGGCCGCGGTTGTCCGTTAACTTCAGAGAAATCAGCCGTGGGCGAATATCTTCCGTTTTATCTTTCGTCTCAATTTTGATAGTAAAGTCCGGCGTAGGCGCGACGCGCAGGGGCACTGGAATCGGGACGATATCGCTCATCTCAGCGCCCTCCATTCAGCGCAGAAGTGGCGCTATTGATGACAGAGCCGACCCGTTGCGCTGCGTCGCTGACCCGGTTTTGCAGTTCTTCCGCCTGCCTTTTTAAGTCCCCGAACATACTGGTTAGTGAATCGTCTACCCGCATCAGGTTGAGGGTAAAGCCTATCTTGCGCGCGCTGCCGTCGCTGTAGAACTCCGTATGCGTCGCCGAGAAATCCGTCACAACAAACATGCCGTAAATAATGCCATTGCCGCCAATCAGCGGCCACGCCAGCCCTTCATCGGCCATAGTCTTCAGCGCCAGCAGTGTGACATTGCCGCCGGTGATTTCAGGCCGGAGTTCGCCAGACAGCTTGATTTTATCGTCGCCGCCGCCCAAAAACTGGGTCGACTCACGACGCCCCACGCGGCTGTTTTTCGCCCAGCGATAGGTAATGTCATGCTGTAAATTGTCGAAGGGAAGGGTTTGCCGTACAAACGGCATCATGCCTAATATCATCATCATGGTTAATTAATCCAGACTAAACATGGAGTTATAGCTATGGTCAGACGTGGACCATGGCGATGCAGTGGAATACTGCGCAACGGCCTGTCCAATCGCCTGAGGCTCACCTGTCGCATAGATATTGTTGGTGACCGTGTGCTGACGGTTATCCACGTTTGAATTGTTAACCGAGGGCAAAGGCTGATTGAGCGTGCTGTTCAGGCTGGCGCGCGATGCAGCCGGACGGGCATCCGCGTTATCCTCATCCTCTTCATCCTGCTCGCGCATTTTGGGCGGAGGCAGCTTGTCTTTCACCTTGTCAGATTTCTCATCGATGATGCCAAGCTTGCCCAGCACCCAGTCAATGCCGCCTCGCAGCTGATTCAGGGCTTCACCGGGTAATTTGAGTGCCGTCGCCAGCATATTGCCGAAGCGCTGTCCCATCTCACCTGCCGAGGCCAGTTCCTGTTGAGAAAACTTCACCGGTTCCAGCAGCTTTGAGAACCAGGCTCCCAGCTCGGACACTTTATTGCTGAACCAGTCAAATACCGGCTTCAGCGGCGCGAACGCGTCGCTTATCGGCCCCATCGCCGCACTGAAGCCCTGAGCGATGCCGCTGATAAAGGCGCTAATCGGTTCCCAGTACTGATAAACCAGCATGGCCCCCGCCGCGATAGCGGCACCAAGCACCACCACCGGCAGCGTGATCGCTCCCAGCGTGGCCGTAATGGCGCCGCCGATGATGGCAAATGCACCGCCCAGCAGCTCCACGCCCGCCATGATGGTGCTCAGCCCGCTAATGACCGGCCAGGCAATGTTCCCGACGCTGGCCAGGGAATCCACCAAGGTCAGCCCACCGGCCGCCAGCGTCAGCAGGCTGTCAGAAAGTTGAGGATTGATATTCATGACGCCGGTCAGAACGGACTGAACGGATAAGCCGTCCTGACTGATAGCTTGCAGGTTAGTATCCACAGAGGCATCTGCTGCAGGCGGCTGGGCAGCGGGCGCCTGAGAGAGCTGATCCAGCCGGCCACTGGCCGCGCCCTTCATCAATGCTGCAGCAGGTGCGGCGCCCTGTTGACCAAAGATGGCCTGCAGATAAGTGGCCTGCTGGGCAGCGTCGAGCTTGTTTTTCTCAAACGCCGCCTGCACCTGGCTGAGCACCGCGAAAATGGGCTGACTGTTGCCCTGGTCGTCAGCGGTTTGCACATTCAACGCTTTAAGCGCGCTGTCTGCGCTGGCATCAGGCGCCTGAACGTGCGTTAACATCGCACTGGCGCCGGCGCCTGCCTGGCTGCCCGTTATACCGTTTTCCGCCAGCACGCCCATCATGGCCGCGGTCTGGCCAACGCTTACACCGGCGTCCTTCGCGGCTGGCCCTACGGCGACCATCGCCGTCTTAAGTGCGGCAAAATCGGGTGTTTTATTGGCAAAGGTCGATGAGAGCACGTCGCCTAACTGACCAACCTGGTCATCTGCAATGCCGAACGCGTTTTTAATATTGAGCACCAAAGACGCGCTTTCTTGCATGCTACGTTGCGTCGCGTTTGCAAGGTTAGCTACTGCCGGTGCTGCAGCTTTTGCCTCACCCGATGAGCCACCCGATTGCGTAATCGCCGCGCGGGCTTGCACAACCTCATTTGCAGGTGACAGATAATCGATAACTTTGCGACCCTTCTCGACAAAGTCTTTGGCTTTCGAACTGGCGCTTTGTACGTTATCTGCCAGCGCCATGCCCGCACGGTAACGTTCACGGGTGCGGTTGAGTTTGTCCTGACGCTGATTTAGCAGATTCATGGACTCACCCTGCGCATTGAGGGTGGATGTCGTGCGCTCTGTTTGTTGATTTAGCTTCTGGCGCTCGCTGCTCAACCGGCGCGTGGAAATTCCCGCCTCGTTCAGGGACTGGCGCTGATCCTGTACTGACTGACGCAGTTGAAGGTTTTTTTGCTGCAGCGCGTTAGCCGACTGACGCAGCTTATCCAGCGCCTGGGTTTGTTCCGCGGTAGGGTTTTGAGTGTTTTTAAGTTGAATGGCAAGTGCCGCTGCTTCTGCCCGGGTATTTTTAAGATTTTGTTGGGTCAGCGTCAGTTCTTTGCGGGTTTCACGGAACCCTTCAATCTGCGCGGATTTGGCGTTGAGCTCGTCCAGGCGATCCTGCGTTTCCTGGATATCCGCAGACAGCTTTTCGGTTTCTTTACGTACGGCATTGAACGGGCGCGTAGCCCGATCAACCGCTTCCAGCAGCACTTGCAGCTTGAGCGTGTTACTCATCTGAGGTTACTCCACTGCGGATCATCACTCTATGCCGCCAGTCGAGTAACTCTTCCAGCGACATGGGATACATTTCTGAGGGTGGCCAGTGAAAAACGCTGGCAATATCGGCCATCAGGTCATTGACCGTCAGATCGCGGGGCCAGCTTACGCGGCCGATTTCGCTGACAAAAAACCAATCACCTTGCCGCCCAGGGCAATCAGGTCAACTGGGTCCAGTGCGTTGCACTCTGCTTTGGTCAGCGATGGCATGGTGATGCGGGGCAGCACCATCAACAGGGCATCCACATCGGACGAGGCCAGATCAGCCAGCCGCACACCGCGCAGCGCGCCGGCGGTCGGTTTCACCAGCTCAACCTGAGCGATCACCACATCGCCACGTGAAATCGGGCTTTCCAGCACCACCAGGTTTTCTTTCAGTTCTGGCTTATCAAGCTGTTCCATTTTTTCTCCATCCCAATCAAGAGGGGCCAGCGCAGGACGCGCCGGCCGTTGTTATTACACCAGGCCGAGGTTTTTACGGCGCTGTTCCAGACGATCGACGCCGTTGACCTTCTCCACCATGTTGACGGTGTCGATTTCAATCAGCTCTTTGCCATTCCAGGTCAGTTTGAAATAGGTGTTTTTACTGGTGATTTTGGTTTCGGTGTTTTCGCCCTGTTTGGCTTCACCGAAGTCAAAGGACTGGTGCTTACCGCGTACTTCGATTTCCACGGCGATTTCTTCGCCGGTGTCATCACGCTGATAAGAACCGGTGAAACGCAACGGTACGTTCGCCATCGCGCCCCACTGGCTTAATACCAGCTCATCCATCCCGCCCAGCGTCCACTCCATATCGAGTGCCGCATCGTCCAGGCCGTTATCAATGAATGCCGCACCGTTCATACCGCCAGCGCGGTAGGTATCCAGCTTGCGAGACAGCTTCGGCAGCGTAACTGCGGTGACGATGCCCTGATAGCTGTTTGAATCGTTGAAGAGGTTCAACCCCTTGAGTTTACGTGGCAGTGCCATTTATCCGGCTCCTTAGCTGTTTACGGATGCGGCGAAGTTCGCCAGATAGGTATCGGTGATGCGCTGACGCAGGGTCAGATCTTCCAGCGGCGGCACCGGCGTGTAGTCGTAATCGATAAACAGTTTGCCCGCCTTCAGGCTCTCTTTATCGTTGGCGCTTTCGTCGTACCAGCAGTTGGCGCCCAGCAGATAACCGGCGCTGACCAGCTCACGGAACTTGGCATTGATACCGGCGATGATTTCGCGTACCAGTACTGGCGTCAGCGGTTTGTCGTTGGCCCACATGTGCGCTTCCGCCATGGTATCGGCCAGAACCTGTGCTGAACGGGTGTAGTTTTCAAAGGCAAAAAGTGGATCGTCACTGCAGGTGCGGTTGCCCCAGAAACGGAAACCGTCCTTGCGAATCAGCGTGGTAACACATTTTTCGTTCAGCAGATCGGCATCGGTGCCGGTCTGTTGCAGATCCCAGAAAACATCTGCAGAGATACCCGTCACGCCATTGACGCCCACGTTAGACAGGGTTTTATGCCAGCCGGTGTCGTTGTCAATTTTGGCGCGCAGACCCAGCGCACGTGCGGTGGCATAAGCCATTTCAGATTTATTGGTTGCCGTGTTCCAGGCAATAAAATCTGGCCAGATCACCATCAGCTCGCGCTGGCTGAAGTTTTCGCGGTACTTCATGGCGTCAGAAATGGTTTTGCTGTTCCAGGCAGAGACGTAGGCAAAGCCACGCAGCTGCTGGGCAATGCTGGCCAGCGCTGTCGCCACTTCCAGCGAATCCAGACCCGGCACGCCAAGAATGCGCGGTTTAACACCCAGCTGCGTTTGCGCGCTGAGCAGCGCCTTCATGCCGGTGTATTTACCGTTCGCATCCGTCGAGCCAATCAGGTTAGAGGTGGTTTCAGCCTGGCTCGCGCCTTCTGCTACGCGAACCACGACGGTTACCGGCTTCGCCTGGTCAGCAATCGCCTGCAGCGCGGCTGCTAACGTGCCTTTGGTGCCGGCTTTACCGATAGCTGCCTGCACGTTGGTCAGCAGAACAGGTGTGTTAAGAGGAAATGCCGTTGCATCAGCATCTTCTGCGGTGCAGATCATGCCAACAATGGCGGTTGAAACTGTTGAAATGGTGCGTGTACCGTCATTGACTTCGACGACGCGGACACCGTGATGAAAATCAGACATCTGTAGCACTCCGTGTTGTGGGTGTGCTCAGAGTGTCAGGTCAGTGAAAAGGATGCATGCGATTGCGGTTTGCTGATCGTTCAGTAAGAAGAACCGCGTAAATGGTGCTGTTTTGGCGCTGGAATATAACGATAAATGGTTTTGGTTGAAACATCTAATACGAGTGCAACCTGATGAAGCGTGGCGCCATTCGCCATCATCCGTTCCGCTCTGGCAACGACTTCCGGTGTCATAATGCGCCGGCGGCCACCAATGCGTCCTTTCTCACGCGCAGCGGTCAGGCCGGCACGCGTTCGCTCGACAATCAATTCGCGCTCCATCTCCGCCAGTGCGCCCATCACATGAAAGAAAAAACGGCCCATCGGTGTGCTGGTATCGATGCTGTCCGTGAGGCTACGAAAGTTTACCCCGCGTTCGCGCAGCTCCTCGGTGAGCATGACCAGGTGACGCATGCTGCGGCCCAGTCGATCGAGCTTCCATACCACCAAAGTATCGCCCTCTTTTAACGTCCGCAGCGCCCGCTTTAAACCAGGCCGCTCGCTGGTCTTGCCGCTGATTTTATCCTCAAAAATCTGTTCACAATTTGCGCTCTGCAGCGCATTCCGTTGCAAATCGGTGTTTTGGTCATTTGTTGACACCCTGACATAGCCAATCAGCATCGTTTTTTCTCCGGTAAAAGGTGAGGAGTTTGCCATTGTGCAGGTGAGGCGGGCCAGGGGTTTGTTTCATCAAAACCTCGGTTTGGGAGAGAAGTTTTCTGGCAGGCTTATTCGTACGATTGTTATGAGCACATCTGGCAATTACACACCTGATCCGGAGGCAAAGAAAGTACGTTGCCAATTAGTCGGTGCGGGGGCTAGTGGAAGTAGTCCTGCAACAACAGATGCTGCTTCATATACTGCTGCTGGTGGGGGCGGTGGTGGCGGAGGGTTTGTGGAATTTGAAATTGATCTTATCGTTACAAAAATTACCAACTTACCCGTGACTATAGGATTGGGTGGTGCAAGTGTCACTGGTTCAGTAGGTATTATTGGAGGAACAACTTGGTTCGGAACCAAAATTTATGCATCGGGCGGAAGTTCAGGTTCTATTTCCACACGTCCACAAGTTAATTACACAAATGCGGTTAATTCTCTTATGGTCATTCCAGGTGTTCCAGGGATTGGGGAATTCAAAGAAACAGAATTGGGTTATAAGCTTTTGCGTAAATCTAACGGTACTTATGGGGGCTGGGGGTACTTGGGAACACAAGGGCAACTTGGTGGATCAGGTGGTGCAAGTATGCTATCCGGAGAAGTATTCGCTGCGGGTAATGGAGGTTTTGGTAATAATGGGGCAGATGCAGGTTATGGCGCTGGAGGCAGTGGGACATGTAACTTGTATAATGATCCTTATCCTGAAGTGCTTACTTACTCTGCCAAACCATCAGGCGCAGGTGCCAATGGCGTTGCAATCTTTTATGAGTACTCATAATGAATAAGCAATATGCAGTAATAAAAAATGGCGATTGTGTCGTTGAGAACACTATTGTAGCACCGGCTGATTATCAGATTGATGGTTTTTATTTAATAGAGTTGAGTGAAAATAATCATGCTCAGCCAGGTGCATTTTACAATTCTGAAAGCGGAAGGTTTTATGGTGATAGCGATTATATGACAGACTATAAAAAATTCACAATAGGATAAGGTTATTTTTAGTGGTGACTATTTTAAGCGGCATTTCGATAGGGATAAGATAAGTTATAGAGTTGTTCTAAATTTATTTATTTAAATTCTAGCACTTTGCTCTTTGTAAAACTGCCTGAAAAATTAGGCTAAAGGTAGCGTTTATCGCTACCTTTTTTTTCACAAACGCTTAATTCTCAAACGCTATTAAGGTTTTTTCGGCCAGCTAATCTCAGGGGCTGTCGAAACATCCACGACCTTGACAGCAGATTTATATGCCATCCATGCTGAAAGCTTTGCTTTATCAGTATCGCTAATATCTCCAAGCAATAATTCAATTCGCCAGTCAGATATCATCATTTCAACTTCACTCAAAAGTTCTCGACGAAATTTTTCAGCACTTGCTATATCTGCTTCGTGTTGGGCCACCAGATCCAAAATCCAGTTATCCCCGTCCCATTTATCATATTGTGAGTCTGGCTTTTTGGGCGTGGTACTTATTGGATAATCTCCCAAATTTTTTATAATAAATGGTTTTCCGTTTGTAATGTCATAAACGGTTTCACCCCGATGATCGCTAACATACTCCCAAGATAAAAGATCTTCAGCCCTGCAAACCGCCATTCCATCCTTATTTTTTAAAGGCGCATCGATACATGAATTGGCAGGAATGCCAACACCTAAAGCCAGACTTTCAATGCCGGATGAAAGGTATTCACGTGAGATCTCATCGAAATTATAAACTCTGACGTCCCCAGCCTTAACGGCTATAAAGTTTTTATCTAATTCAGCCTGATTCATTATGCAGCCCTTACAATGTAATTAAATGCGATATTCCTAGGGCGCATGGTTATCCATACAGAACCCTCTTTACTGTAAACTATATTACTAGCGCCTCCACTAACGCCATTATCCTGAGCAAGACTGTTTGTAAGATCTGAATTATTGGGTGCCCGATAAATACCGCCTGGCGATGCTACTGACTTAGTTACAAAGTCGGCCCCAGAATAGGCCATACCGATATAAACACCACTACTGTCAACATCACTACCGTTATAATCCATCATGCCTGTACGAAGATAAGTCGGAATCTGGGCTGCTAATAACTCACGGTCAGAATCGACTCCCCGCCCATCATCCCATCCACGAATAAACTCCCCACGTAAATCCGGTAATTTTAGTGATGGATAGGCCTTTGCCAGAAGCGGGTACTGAGCAGAGGTGATAGCTGCACCATTACATTTTAACCAACCAGTTGGCGGGTTCGCAGATGGCCACGGAACCGGCACCCCCACCGGTAAAGCGGAGCCTTCTCCCAAACCGAGGTTTTTAAGAACCTCCGCCACCAGCCCCGCGTCTTTAATTTCTGCCAGCGCTTTAGCCGTTTGCAGATACTGGCTATGGGGATTGGCCGCATCGATATGCTTCTTCATCACGTCGTCGGTGTAGGCTTTCACCTCGATGACTTTGTCATCCACATACTGGCGCGTGGCGAGCACAACTGAAGGGTCAATTTTCAACGTGACGGCACTGGTGCTGTTCACGATCAGGATCATGCGCACGGTCTGAGTACGACCGCTGCCCTCCTGCAGTTGCGGCTTGTAGGTTTCCGCGCAGTTCGCGACGGCAATCAGCACGCCGTCGGCGTCATACAGGCCAATCTCACGGATCCAGAAGCCGCCTTCGCCTTCAGGGATAATCTGTTCAGCGATAATCTGGCTGCTGTTCGCGGCATCCACCTTCAGCGAATTCAGCGCGGCACGGCGCTTTTCGCCCACCAGTTTGGTCTGCGCAGGATCGGGCGTAGGCAAAACACCGCCGCCGTCACCCACCGCCATCTGGGTAATCTGCAGTTGGGTTCCCAGGGCCGCGGCATTGGCCAGCTTTGCCGCGCCCTGATTGGTCAGTAGGGCAAAATATTTCGTTGTCATGCTCTCACTTCCGTCAGGTCAATAAGATGGACCGCTGCGCCGGTGTAACCGGAACCGCCTGCGGTGATAACTTCAGGTGTATAGGGGTAAACAGTAAGCTCATCGCCACTGTAACTGGCGGCCGCAACAGGAACGGTGCCGGTGCTGTCCAGGTTGATGGATAACCCAGTCAGGTGGCGACTCACCGGCTTGGCATCGGCAATCAGCCGCTCCAGCTCGTTGTACATCGCTTCGGTAATACCGGTTTCCAGTACGCCGACATCAAGGCGAAAGGTGCCGGGCGCTTCATTGGTTTGCCACCATTCCTTAATGCGAATCAGGTAGCCCAGTGGCTCCACCACACGACGCAGCGACCCAATCGTCCCTTTGTGTTTATGGATATATTCCGATGCAGCAACCACGCTGCGTTTCGTGCTTTCGCTCCAGCCCGAATCCCAACGATCCACCGACCAGGCCCAGGCCAGGTAAGGCAGTAGCTCCACCGGACAGGTCTGCGAATTCCATAACTGGCGCAAAGGAACAGGAATGGATTCCAGCGCTGCGCAGGCTTCAGCCGCGGCAACTTCCAGGGCTGATGAACCCGTTGGCAGCAGGCGTTTACTCATCGGAACCTCCTACCGTGATCTGGTAGCCGGTGCAGAACGCCGCCTGGGTTTTATCCAGCACCACATCGGCCACCGGCTGGGCCAGTTCGACGCGCTGTACACCTTCTACATGTAGCGCGGCATACAGCGCAGACTTGCGAATATCGCGGCCTAAACGTGCCTGGGTGTTTACAAATGCCTTGAGCTTCGCCTCGGATGCGGCACGGATGGGCTCCGCCTCGGGACCGGGATACAAATACAGCGTGGCGTCAACGCGGTAATCCACAATCTGAGCCGACTGGACGGTAACCCGGTCAGCAACCGGACGGACATCTTCGTCATTTAGCGCGGAATTCACGATCGCCAGCAGGTCGCTGCCCGCCGCACCGTTGCCTTCGCGGGACAGCACGGTAATCGTGACGCTGGCGGGAGAGGGACTGATAGCCGAAGCATCGGCTACGCGGCCATCGGCGCTACGAGCATGAAATTCGTAAGCACCGGACGGCCCCGCAACACTCAGCCCTTCAAACGCGGCGGCAATGCGGGCACGGAAGTCTTCATCCCGCTCCATTACCGCCTCAACGGGCGGCGTAGCGGTATTATCCGCCGGCGTCAGCACCAGCCGCGTCACGCCGTTGTTGGCGCCCAGTTGATCCAGATCGCTGCCGTTGGCCCAGGCCACCATCACCGCCTTGGCCGCCTCGTTGATGCGCTGACGCAGAATGACTTCCCGGTAGGCGTTCTCCTGCAGGAGTTTCACCAGCGGGTCGGACTCCAGCGCCAGAACCCGGGCAACCGATGCCTGCTCGTCTGCAGGATAGAGCGAAATCAAGGTGGCTTTGCGTTCGGCAAGCAGCGTTTCATAGTCCAGCGTTTCCACCACGTTTGGCGCAGGCAGCTGGCTCAGATCGATAGTAGGCATGATTCAACTCACAGGGACGGTTAACGAAAAATCCTGCGCGGTGTCCGCACGGTTGCCGGTGATTTCCACCACCATCCCGCCGTCAAACGCAGATTCAAAATTAATGGCAGTCAGGCTGATGCGCGGCTCCCACTGCAGGATCGCCATATAACAGGCCGACATGATTTGCAGGCGCAACCGGTCGTTCTGCGGCTGGTCGATTAGCGCCGACAACAGTGACCCGTAGTTACGGCGCATCACCCGCGATCCCAGCGGCGTCGTCAGAATGTCACGGACGGACTGGCGGATATGCTCCAACTCAACGAGGGTTACGCCTGTTTCGCGGCTCATGCCGGTGTAGCGTGCTGTTGTCATAATGGTGCTCCTGTGGTGCCACCGCTGTCGCCCGGATGCTGGTGCGTATGCAGCACTTTGCCGTTGGAGGCGAAGCTGCCGCCGCTGTGCGACACATCGCCCTTCATGGTGCCACCCTGGGTCACTTCCAGCGTGGCGGTTTTCAGTAACGTGGTGCACTCCACCTCTGGCGTATCCAGCAGGATTTTGACAGCCGCCTTGATCGTCGCCGTCTGAATCCCTTCGGCTTTCAGCGCGCCGGTTGCAGGCTCGTATTCAATGACCGCGCCATCGGGAAAAGAGTAGTGCAGCGCATCGGCAGAGGCCGAGGGCGCCGGGCTGGCGTCAGAGAACACGCCGGGTAACACGAAGCCGCTGTTCAGCTCACCGCCCAGGCTTAAGATCAGCACCTGCTCGCCTGGCGACGGCGCATTCCATGAACGGGTTCTTCCCGCCCGGGCACTTAGCCAGTGCAGCCAGTCAGTGGTGTTATCGCCGGTTTTTACCCGGCAGGTTCCCGCCTCCAGATTGATGGCGGCAACGGTGCCAATGCGGACCATGTTGCGCAGCAAGCGCTTGATTTCTAATATTTGCTCGTTCATGGCATTAGTTTCTCGTTGCAGGAGAAAAGCGGCAATCGAATGCCGTTTACCCAGGGATGGCTAAACAGCGCGTCAGCGGATAAGGGTTATCGTTATGTTTTCCATTCGCTGACTAGCTTGCCTTTGATGTACAACTGCCAGGGGCGCTCAACATTTTCCGGCATAGCCGGTTCTGGCAGATGCGTGATGTGTAATGCGCCGTTCTGCTGCTCAACCCAGACGCGTTCGGTCAGTTGCAGAGTGATATTCACCTTACTGCGCCCATCGCCGGTTGCCTCAAGGGTGAAGGTAAAGCCGGTGCGACGTTTCTCATCCGAAACCATGATGTCGGGCTGGTTTTCCCGAAGCCATGTCAGCAGGGGAACCATGATCAGATCGATATCCTCTGCGAAGTCAGTAATCGTGACGGCCAGCTGGAAGTGGTATTCAAACGACAGCGAGCTGGCCAGCGTGGAAACCAGGTTTCCGGACTGAATCGCTATCGTCAGGTTGTCAGGATTTTGCTGAAGCAGCGGAACGCTGTTTATCAGCACCTGGCGTAGTTGGTTCGCTTTCAACATCATGCTGCTCCTGGCACGCTTTAATCATCTCAATCTGCAACCCGCACGATGCGAGCGCAGCCTCTAACTGGCGGTTATCCGCCGCCAAATCACCCTGCGTCTGCAGGTTGTTTTCCGGAATGGGGCAACTTGTCACGCGTGGACAACCAGTCCAGATAATCTCGGGCATTGCTGAAGGCCGGACGGCTGTGCAGCCGGATAACGTCAGCAGGCAAAGCAGCAGCGCTCCAGGCACGTAAAGCGGGATTGGCATCGGTTTCTCTTCTGATAATGGTTTCACGATGGAGCGCCTGCGCGCTGGCCTGGTTCTGAAGCAGCCGCAGCGCCGCCTCACGTTTTCGGCTAGCCTGGATATCCGCATCGAGTTGGGCCAGCGCCTTGTCCCGGCTGCTGACGTCAGCCGCCAGCGTACTCACCCTGCGCTGTGCCTCATCCCGTTGATGAGTCATCACGCTAAGGCGCCAGCCGGTTAAGCCCAGGGCAATAAGCAAAATGGCGATCGCCAGTGCAACCAGTCGCATCATGCCGCTCCTTTTAAACACCACGCCATTTCGCGCTGGCGACGGTTATCCAGGCCCGGGTTGTAGGTGCCTTTGACATATACCCAGCGCTTAAGCTGCAGGCAGGCATCGTGCCAGCGGCCGCTGTTGATCAATCCCGCCAGCGTTGAGTGACAGGCGGCGTGCACGCCAACGTTAAAACCGAATGACACCACCGCGTCATAAACCTGGTACGGCATTTCACGTGGCATGCACTGGTCGATCCCGCGTTCAACGCGCATCACGTCGTAAACCAGGTTTACTGCGGCCTGGCGCTCGTTCACCACGCTGGTCGGGGTAACACCTTGCGTGTGACCAATGCCGTTGGTCCAGACGCCGGCGCTGCACTGATAGGGCGAGGTGCGGCAGCCTTCTGCATCGGCAATCAGCTTCAGGCCGGCTTCAGAGGTTTTCAGCATGTTGATTTGCGGTAGCAACGCGGCCAGGGCCAGTACGGCCGCCACGGCGCAACGTTTAGCGGTCTGGCTCAAAGTTAAGCCCCTGTAAGTTGCGCTGCTGTAGCTCGTAAGTTTTGCGACGGTAGTGCCAGTTGATAAAAAACGTCGCAACGTTGGTGCACATGGTCAAAACGGCGACGCCAGAGCCAACCATAAAGGCGATATCCTGCGGTGTGTGACGTCCAAACCACATCAGGACGATCCCGATGAGGTAATTAATCAGAGAACTGATTTTTTCCATTGGCGCTAATCCCACAGATTGAGGGTTTCACCCGTGGCCGCCTGAGGCAGCTCCGGTAACACCACTCTGCATCCGTGCGGTAATGTTGGGCCTTGTTCTGCCAGGCCAGGATTGGCGGCATAAACCTGTTCAACCGCCTGCTGCGTGCGTCCGTAGTAACGCCAGCAGATCTCATCAACGGTTTCTTCCTGTTGTGCGTAAATCAGCATTGATTGGCCCCTTATGAGCGTAAAAGCCATGGTCGAGTAGGCGATAAGTTGAGAACATCCGCTGTCGTGGTGACAGGCAATAAAGGCCCCGTTGGCCAACAGAAACCTGTTCAGAGAATTGCACCGTCGGGCCACCAAACCGCCCTGAAGCCGAATCCGGATAACCCGGATACGCGATGTGCATTGGCCTTCGCGCAGAGCGATCCAGAGATTGCTGTGCCTGCCGCTTGTCAGAAGTAGTGTGTGCCTCAGCAGGCGCTTGCTCAACGCAAGGCCGTCCGCTCAAGGCTGGGCGGGCAGAGGGTTACACCCTGGATGCGGGCGCCGATGGAAGGGTCGCGAAAGCGCTGGGATGACGTGAGCGTATTTGCTTTCACAGCGACGACCGGGAGAGGTCGTAAGCCAGCAACAGGAAAGGGGCAGTAACCAAAAGATTGCCGCGAACGCTGACAGGAAAGCGGCCGGGATAACGTTATTCAGTAAAGGTGGGGGAAGACTACGCCTGGCGAACAGGGGTTGCTGCAAACGCCTGCAGGCAGCAGATGCCCGGCGTTTTCGGTCGGTCATGACGCAATGTCAGCGATAAAACGTACTGGCGCGGTTTTGCTGTTGCCCGCGCCTGAACCCTCTCATCCGTTAAGATGGCTCAGGCAACGGACAACCGTCCTGATGTCACAGTGAACGCGTCGCCATCATGATTTTTTTAAAGGCGTCGCCGCAAAGACAACAGAAAAGTGGTTATCGGAAAGGGTGTAGTTCGCAGCGATTTCAGCGATCAAATTTAACGCGATTTCCCTGTCACGCTCCCGGCAGGCTCCTTCACTGGTAAGCCTGGCGATAAGTTCGACGCGTTCAAGCATGACTCGCTCATGTAATTCATTTCCCACAATTCCCTCCCCCAAATAAATACTGTACATACATACAGTAGCATAGCATTCATTAACTGTGGAAGCGTTTTAAGATAGTTCGTAAAAAATTATATCATGTTGATAGGCATCAACTTTTGTTGTACTGCCTGCCAGACAGGTGAAGGCACACTTACGCCAGAAGCGTAAGAAAAATCAATAGATTTTCTTCATTTACCCATCCAAAACAGCAGGTTTTCACTCCGCCTTTTCGTCACGTCAGGGCGAAAAAGAAATCCTCACCGTTGGCTGGGCTGCAGGAAAAGCATCGCCTCTGTCGTCGCCTGAAACAGGGCCAGGAATGCGTAAAGGCGAAGCCCGGCAGATAAACCTGGAAGCCCTTTCGCCTTGGTGACCTCTGCGCCACGGATCTGTGCGCAGATCGTCAGATACCTCACTTCCGGCATAAAAACGGCTTACGGGGTCCGTACAGTTATTAACAGAACTCCAAGACAACGAAGCGGACTGGCTTTTTTCGTCGCCCGCATCTTCAGCACGTTTGGGCACCAGCTTCCATAGCTTTAACCGCGTCAGGACTGGCGTATCAGCACCAACAGCAGTGGCATAAACGCCCTTAATTGACTGGATTTCCTCACCAAACGCATTACAGCTTTCGGCGGGCTGGTACCAGGTGCGCACCGCAAGCGCGTCGCGTTTAACGAACGGGCCGCCCTGGGCATTGATGTAGTCGGCCCATTGACCGGCATCGGCCGCATCGTGCACCGCGGCGAATTCCACGCTCAGGCCATGCGCGGTTTCGGTGTCCGCCATGCGGCGAAGTTCGCGATAAACTGTTACGGGCGCGCCTCCAATAAACTGAAACTGGCGGATGTGCCAGCGTGCTGCCCATGCCGACACCGCCATCGCCGTCTCCCTTAGCGGTTTACCGCTCTCGTTATCCCGCTCGCCCTCGAGCGCATAGCCGTCAATGTTTTTAGAAACATATTTGGCAACATAGCCGGTCGCGCTGCCTTTCGCCGGATCGATCGCTTCGACGTGAAAACGGGCTTTACGTGCATTTGCGCTGTTCAGTTCCTCACTGTCCTGCTGGCAGGCGTAATGGCGCAGGATCTCGTCTACGCGGTTAACGTCTTCAGGGCGCATAAACATCAGCAGATGCCAGTGGGGCGTGCCATCATGATGCGGCTCCGCAACCCGTAAACCAAAAATGCTGATCTTTTCACGATGCAGTTTGGCCCGCACTTTTTGCCAGAGTGAGCAGAGATAGCGCTGTGTTTCGGCCGGGCTGGCCCCCGTCCATTTAGCGTTACGGTGACCACTCTGCAAGGTCGCGTGATAGCGTGACGGCGCGGTTAACGTGTAGAAGCAGGCCCGAAAGCCCATATCCTGACAGATGGTTTCGAAGCCACGAATACGCGTCATCAGTTCAGCACGACGAATAGCCGGATTGGCTACGCTGCCGTCGTATTTTTCAATCAGGCTGATGCGGTTGCCCTCTTCATCCTCCAGATCCATTCCCTGAAGGAAATCACGGGTACGTCGGCGTTGCTCACGCCATTCCGCTACGGCCATAAGGCTGGCATAAGGGGAATGCGTTTTATTAACGTTTGCCAGGGCGATATGCAGATGTTCACGCCAGAAGGCACTGATACGACGCAGCTGGCCTTTCCACCATTTTTCCGCCTGCATACGCAGAATGGCTGAGGTCACCGCTTCAGGGCAGAATACGCGGGCGCTGACGGTTTCCCATAAAGGCGGCGTCTGACCCAGCTCACGGGTGATCACCGCCGCGGTCATATACAGTCTGTGGGTATAACGGTAGTCCGTATCGGTTTGGGCGTGAGTGTGCAGTTGCACCAGCTCCGCGTGAATGAAATGCGCGATATCCCCTGCCAGCACATCAGTGTCGGCACGGGACATATCCGCAAGGCGGTTAAAGCGTTTCATCAGTTCCCACAGCGTGCCGGCGGCTCTGGCTGCCCCCTGCGGGCAGGACATGCTGCGGGTCAGCTGTGCGACAACGCCCGTGCGCATATCATGCAGTTGATAACGTCGGTTAACAGCGTCAACACGTGGCAATGTGCGCTCAACAAAGGTTTTTGCTAAGTAGGCATTGGCCCGGGCTGTTCCCTGCTGCTGCTCCAGACTGGCAAGACGACGCTTCACGTCCATCTGGACAATGCTGGGCTGGGCACGAAGAATTTTCTGTCCGTGCAACCACGCCGCAATCTGTCGATGACGGTGCTGCTGCTGGTCATGGGTCAGATACGGGCTGGCTATCGCCAGCCGCGGGGCATTCCACGGGTAAGCGAACGACATCATCGCGTATTCCCGTAGTGAAGACGTGCTCTCAGCTCGCTCAACTCCTGACAGGAGAGGCAGCGGGTCACGCCCTGCAGCGCACGACGGCGCGCTTCAGGAATCGGTGCGTCGCACTCTTCACAGAGCGAGGCGCCGATCGCCACAGGACGTTGCGTAACCTGCGCGATATTTTGCGCCAGGATTTCCTCGCTGCGCTGCTGCGCAATATCGATTGCATCTGCCATTAGCGCATCTCACCTGATTCGTTTTCATAACGCTCAGCTTCAGATCGCAACAGCTCTGCTGCTTCGATGCCGTTTAGCGTCTGCCGCGTAATGTGCGCTGCCATCGCACTCAGCCGCTTCGCCACGGCCAGCGCGCAGGCTTTACGCTCATTATCGAGCAGTTTATTGAGGGTAAAGGCCATGGCGTCGTTCATTGGATGTGTCTCTTTATTCATCATTTCTCTCCAGATTTTGGGCAAAGGCATGCCCGACGGGTTTACGTCATCACGTCAGGGGTGATTTATTTATTCAGGCAGAAAGCAGTCACCCGTTGAGAACTGACGCGGCAACATGTTTCCCCAGCGGGCCAGCTTATTCATTGCTAAAATGATGTGCTCACGGCGCGCCTGGTCAAAAAACTGGAAAGGCTTGCCAATGTCTTCCAGCCTGAACATGCCCGGGCAGTCGCGGTTAGCCAGGGTTAATACGCAAAATTTAAAGTCATCATTTTGACGATTAAAATAGCGAAGCGATGGGTTTCGGTTGTGATCGCGCAGCAAGCGCCAGTGTTGTCGAAACGCATCAAACGTCATTTTTTCGCTGTGGCAGTCTTGCTCTGCGGTGAAACGTGGCCCGGCAGATGACTGACTGATGACCTGGACGGTGCGGTTCATAGGCTCCTCCGAAAACGTTGCAGCGGGTTTTGACGAATCAATACCCTCATCGTTATTACAGTGACGTTTTACTGGCGGCGGATTCGCGCCTGTCTCATCCATAACGCTCGTTAAGCATTAAGCGAAACGGCAGGTGCGCAGACGGTTTCCCCCCAGATTGCCCCGGGCAGGGCGCGTTGCTGCGCCAGCCGCGGCCTGAGAGCGCTTTCGACCCTGAAAGCGCGCTTTTACGCGCCTCTCCACGTGCGCTGACTGCATTAGCCCTGCATCTCATTGCGACAATAAGGTTCTGGCTTGATGATTGTAAAAATGAGCCTCATCAGGCAAAATCTTGAGTTATCAGATAAAGCCGCACCCTGTTGCATCATTCAAAGGCTAACTTAAACTGGAGGATACTTAGACTAAATCTAAGTGTCAATAAAAATGAGCGTTTATACTAATTTCAAATTTCCGAACTCGAGCGCAGAAGCTCTGGATCGCGTTGTCGATGCCTACGGCTTTACCATGAAAATGCAGCTTGCAGATCACCTTGGAATTGCAGCAAGTAGCCTGTCTGCACGCTATAAACGTGATGTTTTTCCTTCAGATATCGTTTTACAGTGCGTGATGGAAACGGGCGCAGACCTGCAATGGTTGATCACAGGCAAAGGCTCAAAATTCTCTGAAAGCAAACCCGACACGCCCACACTGATTAGAAAAAAGCTAATCAGCGGCAAAATCGAGGAAGCGGGTTATGTGATGCTGGATAAAGCGTTATACGCGCCATTGAAACAGGAACCGCGCAGTGCTTTCTTACTGTTGGCGGAAACCACCCAGTACATCATCGATACCGATTTTGAAGATATGCATGACGGCGTCTGGTTGGTCGAAATTGAAGGAACCGCCAGCGTCAGGACGCTAACGCGCATTCCGGTCAGGAAGGTGCACGTCAGCGGCATCGGCGTAGCGTTTGATTGCGGGATTGATGATATCAGGCTGATTGGCCGCGTGGTTCTGACGATTCAATAA